CTCAGAGCCAAATCTTTCAATCGACCACCTGTTCTTGAGGTACTCCCTGATTTCAGGGAGGTAGTCGATGTCGATGTCGGGCAAGTCGCCCGTGAAGACGCTGGCAGGCTCCCTCTCTATGTCGAAGTCGGGAACTATGCCTAGCAGCCAGCAAACCAGAAGGTTGTTCTGGTTCATGGGGTAGCGCGTCTTGCTGTCAACAAGGTCGAGAAAGTATTGATGGTCCTCCTTGCCAAGGATCTCGTCGATCTCCCAGCGGAAGCGCTTGACAAACCTTGGGTTCTCGTGCAAGCCCTTCGACCTGAGCGCGTCCTCGCAAATGGCTACGAACGATTCCTTGCTCATGGCTCTCCTAGCTCAGGACGCGCTCTTCGCCGTACTTGGTATGGGTGATTAGGCGAAGGGACTCAAGCTTCGGGGAGGGCTTGCGCTCCGCCAGAAACGCCTCTGCCCTTGACCGAACCAAGTCTATCTGGGCCTGGGTGGGCTCAGTCAGGAAGAATATACCGACGCTCATGGGCGCAGGGAAGCCGTAAGCCTGGAAGTTGTTCTCGTCTAACAAGCCGAAGTTGCCGTCCTCGTCGCAGCCGTATCGTTTGTTGAGCCAGACAGAGCAAGGGGTTTCGCCGCCCTCTCCGTCGTCCTTGTACTTGATATTCACCGAAAATGGATTTTCATCCTGAAAATCATCATGGAAACGATCGGACTCAACCATGCTCCGACATGAGTCAGCATCGTGGCCCGTGCAGAACGAGCACATCTCCCGATAGAAATCGATACTTAAACTGTCCGTGTCCAAAACGAGGATGTACTCCTCATCAAGCAAAATCTTCGACACGCTATGCCCTCTCGTAAAACCTGCCCTCGTAATAGAAACCCTCAAGCCTTGTTTCGTTAAGCACTGCGGCAGCATCAGAGAGCCTAGTGAGAATTGGCTTGCCCTTTATGTTGAAGCTGGTATTGAGAAGAATCGGCAAAGCCCCGAGGTTCTCCAGTTGCGAAAGCAGAGAGTGCGCCAGAGGATTTTGCGATGCCGAAACAGTTTGGACCCTGCAGGTGCCGTCTATGTGGGTGATGCTGGGCAAACGATACTCTTCGCGAAGGGTCGGGCAGAAGCTCATGAATCTCGACTCTCTGCCGTTAACGAAGAACCTGTCAATGTCCTCGGCCCTCACGACGGCCCCAAAAGGCCTGAACCATTCCCTGAACTTGATGTCAGAGTTGATTCTCTCCTTGAGCATGGGAATATCCGGATAGCAAATTATGCTGCGGTTGCACAAAGCTCTAGGCCCACATTCAGAGGGACCCTGTATCAAGCCCACTATCTTGCGACGGAAAAACAGACTGGAAGCGAGTCCGGCTATGTCCATCGGCTCGCTGCGGAGCCCATGAACTTCGTGGTCAAGGATATCGAAGCCTGAATAGGTGACGTCGATATTCCTGTCGCCGTGATGCGCGCTTAGCATCCCTAGCGACAGCCCGCAATCGGAGGGGTTTGGCGGAACAAAGACCTTGTAGCCCATGTCAGCCAGCCTCTGGTTGACATTTATGTTGAGAGCGCAACCGCCAGTCATGCAGATTTTTGAGCCTTCAGGAATACCCAAGGTTTCGAAGGTCCTGAAGAACTTGTCCTCAAAGGCCCATTGAATAGTGGCGGCAAAATCGAATTCCTTCTGGCCATGCAAGTGGTTGAAGCGCCTTATGTCGACGCCAACGCTATCGCTGAGGCTCTCCTCATCGCAAATTCGTCCTCCGTCGAAGAATGCACGGAAGTGCGGCTTCCATTCCTCTACCGGGGTGCCGAATGCGGCTAGGCCCATGAGCTTGCCTGCGCTGCCCCCGTAGAAGTAGTAGTTGTCCGGGTCCTTGACGGGCTTCTTTATTGATGCCAGCGGAACGGTCAGGGCTAGGTAGCAGTTGCCCAGGCTGTGGGAGAAGTAAGGCTGGAAATCCTTCAGCAACACGACGCCATCGGGGCTTGCGCTCCAAACCGTGAAGCTGCTCTGGCTGCCGTTCTCGTTTTCCCCAGAGCCGTCGTAAGATATGACAAAGCACTCATCAAATGGGGACTGTGCGTAAGCTCCATATGCGTGGGCGAAGTGATGGCCGAACTTGCGGTACTGCCCCACGCTGAATACTGACTTAAATGTGTCGTGGTCGCAGTCGAATATCTGGTCGTAGAGCACCAAGTCAATGTGCGGGACATGGTGCCGGTGTTTGATATAGCTTAAAAAGTCCACGACCTCGCCTTGAGGGTGTGCGGCCGAAGGATAGTGCTGCGTCATGACTGCGTAACGCCTGTTGGCGAAACGCTCGAACTCATAGACAAAATACTTCCCACCGTCCTTGACGCAGACAGAGGAGTCGTGCCAGCCGTATACGGCGATTTCCATTTCTCTCCCCTAGAAGCCCATCTTCCTTGCGTCGTCCCTAGAGCTAATGCCATCTTCCTTCATCGAAATCAAAGTTTCAACAGCCTCGTCGAAGTCGTCCCCAAGGATCGCCACAGCCACGAATAGCTCCTTCAGGTGAGCCATACTGAACTCGTCGGTCTTCTTGACCCAAAGGTCCAAGTCGATTTTCAGATCGCTTATCAGCTTGTCGCCGATGATTCGCTCGAAATATATCCTTCTGGTCCTCTCGTCCGGATAGCCGATCTTGAAACGCTTGTCGAACCTGCTGGGCCTGTTGATGACCCTTTCGCCAAGCCTTTCGGGGTAGTTGGTTGTGGCAAGGAAAACCACCTTGTCGATCTGGTTCACGCCATCGAGAACATTGAGCACTGAACTCTCGTCGGTGTCTTGCAATATTGAGTCAAGGTCCTCCATCAGCACGACCACTGGTGTGTCGGGCTGAATCTCTCTAAGCTTTCTGGTGCCTGCAACAAACAGGTCGGCCTCGCGAAAGTTGATGACGATGCCTTCCCGCTCCACGACGTCATTCATGACTAACTGAATCGTGCAGCTCTTGCCAGACCCCGGGGGTCCGTACAGAAGTATCCCCCGTTTGAAGGCAAGTCTGTGACGTCGGTATATCTCCTCGCGATCCCAGAAGCGGCGAATCTCCTCCACGATCTTCTCGGTGTTGCTCTCTGGGAACATCACCAGATCGTTGTCCAAGACTGGGACCTTCTCAAAGAACAGGCCATTTGCCTGGTTCGTGCCGATTTCGTAGGTGCCTGGGGGCAGCCTCTCAACAGTCCTAGAGGTGGGTATAAAATTCTTGTTGTCCGAGGAAGTCCACTGAACGCAATCCGTGAGCTTGTCGGATACCCCGTCCTGATCGGATACCGGGAAAACCTGATAGTCAGACAATCCGCTTCCCCTAATGATGTTTTTTATTCTTGCGATTCGACTCTTAGACAACGGCATATCTTCGTCCTAGCCCCCGTCAAGGAGGCAGTTGAAACAATTGCGGACAAGCCCAGCGGTCGCAAGGCCTGCCCGCCCCAGTTGCCTGCGCAGCTCAGATCTCAATAAGCCCCGGGGTTCTCCCGGTTTCGTCGAATTTGTAGAGATCGGCCTTAACATACACGATGTCGTGCATCTTGCACCAGTCATTTGGGTAGTAGTTCTTGATCCTGTTCAGCTGGAACCTCACCGGCGTTCCTATGTACTGGGCCTGCTCCTTCTTGGTGTAGTACCAGAAGCTGTTGCTGTTGAAGAACTTGACGTGAGTCGGGTCTTGGAAGGCTCCACGACCATCGGTGGAGGGGGTAAAAGTAAGGAACCAACCCTTGGGCGCAAGGCACCTGTGCGCCTCCTTCATCACGTGTATCGTGTCCGAAAGGTGCTCCAGCGCGTCGTGTGCACGGAACAAACCTACCTCGCCGTCCTTGAAGGGCCAAGGCTTGTTGAGGTCGTGGACAATATCGCCGTTCAAAAGATCGATGCTCTCATAGCCGGGCGGCTTGCTGTGGCCGCCGCACAGGTCAATCTTCCTAAGCCCCTTGAGGTCGCACCACTTCTCAACGAGTTGGTAGATGTACTTGTCGTGAAGCTCTAGGGTCATGTCCTGAATCTTGGCGTTCTTGTCGCCATAGCAGGTGTTGCCCTCATGGATGTGGTAGACATAAAGGGGTTTGTCGATATGGTGCATCTTGCCATGGATGTAAGTTCTGCAAAGAATGTCCTGGTCATCAAGGATGTCCATCGACTCATCATGGCCGCCGATGCGGTTGTAGAACGACGCCCTCCATGCCCTGAAGTGGTTGGGGGCAAACCAAATCTTGCTGATGCTCGCAGGATCCGGCTCAAAGCAGACCATTTCCATGAGCTCGTGCTCTTTGAATTTGCAGGGCCGGTTGAGCCACCCAAAAGTCTCGCTGAACACCCTTGGCTTGTATCCTTCGGTCACGTCGCAGCAGTTGGAGTAGGCAAAATCCACGGTGGGGTCCGAAAAGGCCTTGGCGCACTCCGCTATTGCATCGGGGAAAAGCTCGTCATCGTGATCAACCTCCATGTAGACGTCACCTGTGGCTTGCGCGCATGCAAACTTCTTTAGGTAACCAATATTGGTGCTGGAATTCGTGGCCACCACCTTGATGCGTGGATCGCTGGGCAAGCTTACAACACAGTTGCCGTTGGGGACCACCACCCACTCCCAGTCGGATGATGTCTGAGCCTTGAGAGACTCATAAAGCCTATTCAGATATTTCGGATTATGAGTTGGAGTAAAAACTGATATCTTCATTGCTCACCCTTTTCTGGAATGGACGAACAATTATAAACAAAAGACCCCCTGCTAGAGGGGGTCTTGCATATCAAACTTTTGGGCAAAACTGACTATCGGTGGCCCATCATCTTCATGAGCATCTTCTGGAGGTTGTCCTTAGCCTTGCTCATCGGCTTCTCGGCTGGCTCAACCTCGACCTCCATCTCTGCGTCCTCTACCTCGTCCCCCTCGCCGTCATCGGAAAGCTCGTCCTCTCCTTCGGCCTCTGCATCCCCGACCTCAGCGTCTTCATCGTCATCCTCGCCCGACTCTCCAGCCTCGCCCTCAACAGGCTCATCGCCCATCTCCTCGCGATCGTCTTCCATCTCCTCGTCGCCACCGACCGGAGGGCCGACCATCTCTTCAAGAGCCATGCTCAGCTTCCTGGCGAAGCTCTCGTCGTTCTCCATCATGTGTGCGATGACGTTGATGCACTCCGGCTGCTGGGCGAGGACAGAAACGAAGGTGCCGGCCAGCCCAGCGCGCCTCATCTCAAGAACCACGTCCATCACATAGGACCCGTTCTTCTTGCAAACATCGAATGTCTCTTTGATAGATTCGTAGGCTCGGCTGGGGTTCTCCACTCCGGACAACCTGTTCTCCCTGACCTTCTTGGCGAACTCCGAGAGCGACAGGCCCTTGTGGCTATCGATCCACTCCGATGTCTTGATCGAGGGGTAGTTGCCCAGAACCTTCTCAGGCTTTCCGAGCTCACCCATGCCCTCTTTGCCTGGCTTCTTCGCAAGGCCGTCCACCAACTTGCCCTTGTTGGGGTCAGCGGCGTCCTTCCCGCCCTTATAGGGGGTGACCTTACCCGACTGGCCGACTCCGCCAGCATCGGGTGGCATCTTCGCAAGCTCGGGCGAATCCTTCATGGGACCGTCGTAGTCGGCGACAACTGCGGTTTTTGCTTTCGGCGACTTGTCGCCCTTCTTGGGGGACTTGCTATTCTTGTCCACATACTCGTGAAATGAAATGTATCCCATGATTTCTCCATTTGGATTGATTCGGCCCGTGTTACATATATAATGTCGCCGGGAGAAAAATTACTCCCGACAAAACGGGGTTGTTCCGGTATCGATTCAACGGTGCGGCGCCCGGATGGCATGCAGAGGTTGGCCGAAGGGCCTCTTAAAAATTCGGCTGTCGCAACAAACGACGAAACTGTTCTTTCCCTGGCTGCCTAATTTAGGCCTGCCACGGGCCGAGGGGGCGAGCGGGTAGCGCCCAAAGGCCCGAAGTGAATCCCGCAAGCGTCGCGCTGCCAACTTGCGTGGCGATAGTTTATGTTGGTGTTGCCTAGAGACCTCTGTGCGCCGTGGTCCGAAGGCAGAAAACGAACGACGCAACAAGCATGTAGAGGTCCGGATGTCTCTCGCTGAAGACAGGGGTTCGACTCCCCTCAACTCCATGCCACTACAGGTCTACCGGCTTCACCCACAGGCCTGCCGTATACAAAAAGCCGAGAAGACCCTTGGGGGCACGGCACACAAGGAGGGCGTGAAGTGGTGCCACCCCTTCAGCACGGTAAACGCGCTTGGCTGGTGGCTTTACCCTCCATCCGACTTCGACGTCGTGTGGACGGGCGAAAAGTTCGGGGTCAGGTTCCTAGACGAGTACTATAACTCCGACGAGGATGCCCACTTGGTGCGAAAGCTGGTGAAGCCTGAGGACGGCGTGAACCCGGACAAGTGGTGCCCGTTCGGGACGGGCAGGACGAAGATGTCCCTAGGCAGCGTCGAGCCGAACGTTCTACAACTGTGGACCGGCCTGATCTTCAAGACGCCACCCGGATGGTGCCTGCACATCAAAAGTCCAATAAATTACCATTCGCAGCCCTTCCATGTCATGGACGGCGTTCTTGAAACCGACTGGATGCAATATGACATATGGATGAACCTTGTCTTCGACAGGGCCAATGAGCCTGCGTCATTCAGAATAAACCAAACGAGCCCGATAGCCCAGTTGATACCCATGCGAAGAGAGGCTTACTCATCGGATTGGAGATTGGAGGTGTCAGAGGCGAACAGGGACACCCAAGAGTCAAATGACGTGTTTGAGTACTGGATGCGTTACAACGAGAGAAAGTTCGGGAAACCCAAGGAGAATTCTTTCAAAGACTCCACCACGTTCTACATGGAGCGAAAGAGGATACTCGACAACCAAGGTTTGCCAAATGCAGAAGCGAAAATAGTCCGCTGCCCATTTTCAGGACTCCATGACAGGCCGAGGGAGTCAGATGGAAAAAATATGGTTTGAGTTCAAAAGCAACTGGGAGAGCGTGGAGTACGGCATCTACCACGAGCATCCCGAGAACAGAATAGGCGACGAGATACAGACTACGGCCATGATGGCCTACCTGAAGCACAAGGGCCTTGAGATAGACTACAAGGACGCATGCGCGAAGGTTTCGGCGGCAGCAGTGTTCCCCAGCGGAATCGTCAGGTTCGTAAGGGGCAATGAACGCAGGCTTCCCAAGTTCGACCCGCTCAACCTTTGGGTCTGGGCGCCTTTTTTAAGGAACGAGGGCTTCTACACATCATCAAACTCTTGCCACAGCGGCAGCCAGGCAAGGTACGACTGCGTTTTCTGTCCCTGCCTTAAGGCCGAATACAACGAGGACAGGGAGCTATCGCCTGCCAATGCCATGGAGGTGTTTAAGGAAATCAGGAGGCACTGGCCCAACTCCCTAATGGTGATCGACAAGGCCAAGGCCTCTCTCGTGCAAGAAGCCGATGGCGTCTTCGCAAGCGACAACATCCAAACGACATTCCGCATCATAGAGTTGTCTCACATGTTCGTGGGTTGCGACACGGGCACAAGCCATTACGCCGGGGCAATTTCCCACCCTAGAATGACCCTACTGTACCCCGATGAGGAGAAGGTATTCAGGAGGATTTACTGGCAGCACCAAATGCTGTCTTGGGTCTTTAGCAGGCCAGAGTTGTTGAGGTACAAAGCGTCCTCGCTGCCATGCTGCGACCCGAAGAATTTCAGCGTTCTACGAATCAGGCAAAACGCCGTGGTGCCCAGGGAGGTCACAAGAGCCATTCAGCTGAAAGCTTGATCGGGCGGCAGCGGGTCCATGTTCCTGAACCTCAACTGAAGCGACCTTCCACCTCTGGCCTCGCTGAGGAATCGGCTGAAGAGCAGCCCTTCCCTAACGGGATCGACGGAGGTTATACCGAGGCAGTAGCAGACGAGCGCACCCACGGCAGAACCACGACCGGGACCGACTGCCTGGGTTCCGTCGCCGAAACCTATGATCTCGGAGCAGACGCGCCTAGCCTCGTCTGTCATCATCTTCTGGATTAGGAAGTAACTTGCGAACCCCTTGCGCGTGATGAGGCTAAGCTCCTCCTTAAGCCTGTCAAGGTAGACCTTGTTCTTGGGAAGTCGCCTGGCGAAGAAGCCCCTCTTTACCTCGTCGCGCAGTATATCATCGGCGTCGGGTATGTTCGGCAGCTTGAGGCTCCTGTCCAGCTTCACGCCCTTGGCCTTGTTGCAGATTTCGACCGTGTTGAGCTTGGCCTGCTGGAACACCTCGTAGGGAACGACCTCCATGTAGTCGGAAACCCACTTCTCGTTTAGCTCCTCCTCCGACTTCATCCACAGGTTGCTGTCCTGCAACTCAAACGCGTCGTAGCCGCTGTTCTCGCGCAGGGCCTCCTCTATCTGCCTGACGGTCTTGCCGGTCTGCACCATCAGCATGAGCCTCTGGTACTTGCTGTCCTCCTTGTTGCAGTAGTGGACATCCTGTGTCACTATGACCTTCAGTCCGTACTTCTGGTGAGCCTTGATGATGAATGCGTCATAGGGTTTCTGCTTCTTGAAGTCGAGCAGCATGATCTCAAGGAAGAAGTGATCCTTGCCGAACATCTCGATGTAGCGCTCGACCATGTCGAACCCGAGCTCCTCGCCACCCGAGTCGAACGCACGGCCTATCTCACTGTTGTAGCAGCAGCTCGTGAAGAAAAGTCCCTCCTTGTGCTTCAGGAGCTGCTCGTGATTGACGCGAGGGCGACCATAGAAGCCCCTGGTCCAGCCCCATGAGGAAAGCCTGACAAGGTTCTTGTAGCCAGTTTCGTTGTAGGCGATGGCTAGAAGGTGCGCGCTGCTCTTGAACCTAGACTTCTGGGAGTCGTCCAGGGTGGAAATGAAAGCCCTCACGTCATCGAGGCTGTCGGATTCCGGCTGCAGGCTGTTGACATAGAGCTCGCAGGCGAAGATCGGGCTAAGCGCGTCTTTGCCTTTGGACTCGCACGCCTTTTCGCACGCCCTGATCTGCCTCGGAATTGCACCCAGCATCCCATGGTCGCTGACCGTGAGGAACTTCTGGTTTATCTTGGGGGCGCGATGGGCATATTCCTCCACCATCCCATAACCATCGAGGAGGGAGTTGTCGGTGTGAAGGTGGAGGTGCTCAAAGCCGACTATCTTAGGCTGCATATCGGCCCTTACGGCAATCAGGATTTGGTCTTGGGGGCAGCCTCTTGGTTGGCCGACTGGGACTTCTTCCAGGCGTTGAACTCGTCCTCGGCGGCTTTGGCCTTGGCGTCGAGCCCCTTGATCTCGGCGGTGATCTTCTCGAAGAAGGCCTTGAGTTCTGCCTTCTTAGCGCTCTTCTCTTCAAAGATAGACTTTATCTTATCGGAGAAGGCGATGAACTCGGGGGTAAGGAGCAGATTAGTCTCTTCCATGTCAGTTTACTCCAAGTCAGCCCATCATTGCGTCGAACTTCTTCCTCGTCATGCTGTCGACGCGCTCTGGCATCGGTCCGCTGGCGTAGAAGATGACCTCCTCACCAGAGTCGGCGACGGTGCTGAGGATCACGTCATTATTCCAGATTGCCCTGATGGAAGCAAGCACGTCCGAGATATAGGGCAGATACAGCTCCCTGCCGTCGTGTTCGTGCTGGAGCATCATGATGCCTCGGCCTGCATAGTTCGGCTCTGCTAGCTTGATGTCGGGCAAACCCCCGTTGATGTGCTTTCTCATCAGCGAGTGCTTGATCTTCCGGAAGTCCCTGCTCTCTATCCTGTATTCGCCGTTCGGGTAGTGCTTCCAGTAGAAGTACTCCTGCTTGCGGCAGAAGTCCTCGGTGAAAAACTCATGGATGAAGGTGAGGTCGTCGTAGTACTTCCTGACCTCGAAAATCTTGTCCTTGCCCAGATTGGTCGGGACGTCCCAGTTCTCTTTCTTGTGAAGGTCCGTGCACTCCTCCCACTCCTGGCCGAAGCGGCCCTTATCCCATCTCTCCCTGATGTCAGCCAAGAGATAGTAGCCAAGCTTGTAAGGGTTGGTCGAGTATTTGCCGCCGAGGACGCCCATCTTGTGGGCAGAATACTCGACTATGCCGCAGTCGTGGCTTGACTGACCTAACCCGATCAGTCCGTTCTCTGCCATGATGATGCTGTCGACTGTGGAGGCCCACCCCTCGTTCAGCACCTTTGTCTGGCGCTGCGGATAGAAGTACATCGCCTCCTCGTAAAGCATGGCGACTATGTCGGCCTGCCACGGCTTGAGCGGCGCGTTGTCGCGCAGAAATCCAAGTATGTTCTTGGTTGGGCTCCGGAAGATTCCCAACTCGTCGGCCAAGTCCCTCTCATGGACCCTCTCGTTCTCGCGCCGCCGGAAGTCCGAGGTGTTGAGGAATGGCTCCATATACATTCGGCTCTTGTCGACGGTGAGCCTGTGTGGCTTCCTGTACTTGCGCTCGTCGCGAATGTTCGGCTCCTTCACGACTCGCTCGGTCCACGCCTCTGCGCCATCGATGAGCGTCTCGAGCCTCATGACGTGGTCAAGGAACTCAGTGACCCTCTCCTTGCCCCACCTCGCTATGTACTTCCTTATCCTTGTGCCGTGGTTGGCCATCTTGTTCAGCATGTTTGTGTCGGTGGCTGAAAAGTGGATGTTGTTCTTGAAAAAGTCGTTGTGGCCTGTGGCATGCGCGACCACGGTTAAGTGGTCTGCAAGCGTATTGCTAGAAAGATTGTAAATATAGCATGGATTGCTATTGATAACCATTTCATATATTTTGTGAGCGCCAAACTCGTACCCACGCTGGAGTTCCTCGTACTCCATGCCGAAGGACCAGTGCGGGAAGCGGACTGGGAATCCCCCGTAGGCTGCGATCTCGCTGATCTCGTCATAGGTCAAGAGTTGAACTACGGTCGGGTAGAAATCCAAGCCCCAGTCCTTGCAGGCCTTCAGCACCACGGGGATGTATTTCTTCAACTCTGGACTAAGCTGCACGCCTGGAACGGTATTGTCACCCAAAAGGACGCTGGAGCCATGGAAAAACTTGCTGGACATTGTGCCCCCTAAGCCCTTGCGGGGTTACCAAGAAGTTGCTGGATCGCCTCGATGATCTGCTGGTTACGGTTGTCCTCGCTCAGCGAGGGTATGGACCACGCAGACTTGTTGTCTGTCGCGCCGCCTATAGACACTGTCCTGACGCAGTCGCCGTCTAGCTTGCCGCTCTTGATCGCCTCGTCCACGTGGTACTTGACTGAATCAGAGTAGCTGGAGGCGAGTATCTGGGTGATGCCGGTGAAGTTTACGACATGAGGCTTGAACTCCTCTGCGAGCGTGTTGATGAACACCTCGTTGTCCTCGCCCCAGTTTTCGCCGTCCGTGAAATAGAAAACATAGACATTCCACTTGTCCGGCGTGTACCTGTTCTCGAACTGCTTAGTGATGAACTTCAGGGCCGAGGAGCAAGTCGTGCCGCCGCCGAACCTGTACTTGTAGAACTTGTCCTCATCGACCTCCATCGCCGTGCTGTCATGCCAGACGTAAAGCCTGTCCACACGTTCATAGAACCTGCGTATCCAGGTGTCTATCCACCATGCCATATCGCTGACGATGGAGCACTTCGCCTCATCCATAGATCCAGAGCCGTCTCGCGCGAACACGATGAGCGCATTGCTGGATGGCAGCTTGATCTCGTTGTATTGCCTATACCTCTTGTCCTCGCTGATGGGGCGGAGGATGCGGACGGGGTCCTTGAGCCCTGGGACGTGCTCAAGCTTGTTGAGGGTGCCCTCTGCGGCTTGCCTCTTCAGGGTCTGCATCAGGGTTCGGCGGTTGTGGCGCAGGGACTCTGGGCCGATGAGGCTGATCTTGTTGTACTTGATCTTGACCTCGTCATAGATCTCGTTGGGCTTCCTCTTGAGGTTTGGGAGCTGCAGCTCGTCCTGCATGAACTTCAGGACGTCCTCAAGGGTCAGGTTGATGATAATGCCCTCGGACTCTCCCTGCCCGGCGCCATTGCCCTTGCCCTTGCCTGGGTCCTTGCCGATCACATCGCCCTCTTTGCCGGGGCCACGACCTGCACCCTCGCCGTTAGAGCCATACACGATATGGGGGATGTCGATCTTCGGGATGCTGATGCTTATCTTCCCGTTCTTGCCCCTCTTACGGACTATCTGGCCGCTCTTGATGAACTTCTTGAGCTCCCTGCGGATGCGCCCCGACACTACGTCACGGAAGTCTTTATGATCCTCTTCTATGCGGCGTGGCATTTCTGGCCCTCTTGTTCAGCATTATGACTTATCTATGCCCTGAAGGCGCTAGGAGTAGAGGGAGTCGACCTGCTGCATCCAGTCATCAACCCTGTCGTACTGGTGAGCTATGGCAAAAACCTCACCATGGGCGTCGTAGGCGATGCCCTCTCTCATCTCGACCCTTCCCCGAATAAGGTTTTTGTGAAAGTTCCATGACTCCCACCACTTGGTCGGACCTGCGACCCCTATGTGAGCCGCCAGATGGTCATCTGCCGTGGCGAGACTGATGTTGTCCCGAATCATGCTGAAGTGGTGGTACAGGTGGTTCAGCACGGGCTGCTCGGACCACGCATTGGGCATTTTGGCAGCGTCATGAAGCATCATGTAAATCTCGGAGATGAACATCGATTCCCCGAAGATTACCCCGCTGTTGACAACTTCTTTGTCTGATATGGCGTTAAAGCTCTTGGCCCCGTAAATGTCTTGGTAGACCTTGGCATTCCAAGGCTCATCGCGAAGAAGGATGTTCTCTGTGGTCAGAACGCCCCTCTTGTAGTTGAGCTTTTGGATGAACTCGGGGAAAGGGTCTCGCTGGAAGACCAGGTCCCTCACGTCTGCGGAAAGCACGTATGTGGTGGGTACTTTTCGGAGGGTGTCTGCGAGCAGCCCGCACCGAATGAAAAAGTAGTGCCCTTCCTCTTCAAGATCGAAGTGGGGGTAGACATAGACGCCATGTGCGTCGCAGAAGTCGAGGATGTCTGCATTGTTGTCGCAGAGTAGCAGGGCTATATCATAGGATTCCCTGTGCTTGATCGCGCTGACCAGCCAGTTCCTGATTTGCCCGAGGCTGTAGCCCTTGGAGTTGCCAAGCAGCAGATTCTGCTTCACGTCGACCTCACGGTTGTATGAGCTCAAACCCGCAGGACAGATCCATAGGGTCGCTTGCGAAGTCCTTGATCTTCATCGCAAAGAGGAAGTCGGTCTGCTCGTCAGTCAAGGACGCGAAAAAGTCGCTGAGAGTGCCGTCCTGCCCCCAGATGTTGAGGGCGATCTGGTCGATCTCCTCGAACATCTTCTTCTTGGACGCGCTTATGAGCCAGGGATTGTTCATGTGTGCCTCCTGTTACTCGTCTTCTGCGAGGTCGCCCCGTGCGAATATGCCCCCGACGAAATCGAGGACGTCCGTGGCGCTGCGCTCGTTGTAGCCATAATTCTTGATGAGTCTTGTCTTGACCGCATCGATCTTCTCTTGAATATCCTTGTCGACGACCGTTGCCCCGCTCACGTTGAGAGCAGACAGCTTGATGGTGTCCTTGACGTCCTCAAAGAGCTTGGCCTCCAAGGCCTTGCGCAGCTTGGGGTTGCTGTCCCACTGGAAGCTCTTGCCCTCATGGGCGAGGTGCCCGATGAAGGAGGATATCTGCCTTCGGAAGTCATCGCAGCCGGTGTCTGGAATCTGGATCTTCTCCTCGATTGCACGCATCAGCCTCTCGTCGGGCTTTCGGTCTTGGCCCGTGATCGGGTCCTTGATCTTGCTCTTGGAGATGTAGGCCATGACGTTGTCGATGTAGTTGGCGCACAGCCTCTTGATTGCTTCTTCGTCGCCCACAAGTGCTTTTTGCACCTCCGTCTTGAGGATTTCGGTCAGCTTCTTCAGAGCTAGGTCTATGCAAGTGATGAAGCGGCCGACTTGCTCCTTGTTGGTCAGCAGCGAGCTGTGGTCGAGGCCGTCGCGCAACTCATTAAGGACCATGAACATATTGACGTAGTCGTGGTTGTTCGACAGGCAGTTGCTGATCTTGTCCTGTAGGTATCGGACGCTGACGCCGCCCTGCATTCCCTCGTCGGGATACTTGTCCTTGAGCTCCTTCACGGAGTCCTCGGTCCAGCCTGGCAGAAGCTTGCCGTCATAGAGCTCCGCCTTCTCGACCAGCGAGAGCTTGCCGTCCTTATCGTCCTCAAGGCGCGTAAGGATGCTCCATAGGGCTGCGATCTCCAAGGTGTGGGGCGCGATGTGCTGGCGAACCTTGCCTGGGCCGTAGTCTTTTTCAAGAATCTTCAACTCTTCAGACCATTTCAGCGTGTAGGGGACATCGATCTTGGTGGTGCGGTCCCTAAAGGCCTCCATGTACTGGTTGCTCTTGAGCTTCTGGAACTCGGGGTCGTTTGTGTGTGCGATGATCGCCTCGTCAATGCTGACTTGGCTGAACTTCTTCGGCTTAATGCTCTGCTCCTGGCTTGCTCCGAGGAGGTCGTAGAGGAATGCGGTGTCGAGCTTGAGAGCCTCAATGAACTCGATGATGCCACGGTTGCCAACGCAGAACTCGCCGTCGAAGGAGAAGGCCCTCGGGTCGGAGTCGCTGCCGAAGTTGCCGATCTGCCGGAAGTTGAGGTCGCCAGTGAGCTCGGTGCTGTCCTGGTTCTTCTCGTCCTTCGGCTGGAAGGTTGCGATGCCGCATCGGTCTGCCTCGCTGTAAACCTTGCGGACCACGCGAACGTGGTTCTCCAGCACCTTCTCGAGGTCGCCGTCGTACCTCTTCAGAAGCAGTGTCATGAACCTCTTGCAGAGCGGGTCGAGCTCGTCTTCGCACTTCAGCGTGTAGAGGTCGGCGCGCTTCTCCTCGGCCACCTGCTTCTCGTGGATAGCATTCAACTCGGCCATGACGCCACGGCGCAGATCGGCGGGCAGGAGCTTCAGGGGCTGCTCGTGCATCGGGCACGAGCACTCCGAGTCCGTGTAGATTCCTTCGGCGCCGGTGGGGAGGTTGACCCACTTGAATGAATACCAAGCCCCGGCGTCGGTCCTAGAGTACTTCTCCATGCTGCGCTTGATGAGCCGGCACAGAGTCGACTTGGAGCTGCCCACGGGACCGTGCAGCAGCAAGATGCGCTTTTCAGTCCCGTAGCCGCCTGCGGCGCCCTTGATGAACTTGACAATCGCGTCCTTCATGGGGACGAGGCCGATGATCGGGCAATCGGGGTCGTCGAAGAACTTGTAGTTCTGGTAAGTCTTTCGATACTCCTCGACTGTCACGCTGCCCTTCTCGGTAATCATGTCGAAGATGATCTGCCAGGAGTTTCGCAGCAGCCTAGGGTTCTGGTAGCAGAGCTCCAGATACTCGGCAAAGCTCATCTCTGTGTTCAGGTCAAGGAACGATGCTCGGTCAAACCCGCCGACGACTTTCTTGAACACGCTGGTCATGTGCAAACCCCCAAATTATCGACAGTCCTTCTTAGCATTATAAGACCATATCAAAACAAAAAACCTAGCCTGTGAGGCTAGGTTCTGAAAAATTTAATCATATCGACTACTACTTCACGTCGCCCCAGTTGGCATCGTCACCGAGATCGTCTATCTGGTTGTAAGGCAGCGCGCCCTTGTTCGCAAGCTCTGCGTTCTTGCGCTCCTCGATCACCTGGGGAAGCTTGTGCTTGAACCTATAGTCGTGACCAGCCGACTCGCTGTTCCACTTGTCAGTCCCCTCAGGCTGGGCGAACGCGAAGGAGCAAGTAGTCATGAGCTTGACCTTCGATTTGCTTTTGCACCGTGGGCAAGCCACATCCTTGTACTTGCCCGTCGGGTCAAACGGAACGATGTCCGAGTAGTTGGCAGAACACTTCTTGCATGAGAAAGAGAAATTCGGCAAATTGCACCTCTTCTGCGCCCTGAATCAGTCATTAAGCCTTTTCAGGCGCTTGACGGTTTCGTGTATCATCTTCAAGCGAGTGTTGAGCGAATAAAAAGGCCAGAACCAAGACTTCTCGCAGACGCGAATCGCAGTCCTGAAAATCTTGACGTTGATTTCCCTGTGCGCGATGTCAAGCTGGGCCTCCTGCATCGCTATTTCTTCCTGCACGAGTTGCTCGTACTTGTCGGCATTGTCGTTAAGGAAGCGATCGACGTCCTCACGGAACTCGTCGTTGTCGTCATAGTCAAATCTTCTCATATCATCCCCTTGATAAGGTCTTGTACAAAAGGGCGGCCGAATTCCACAGCCTCGACATCCGCACCTCGTTGGCGCTCATTCCGACGGAACCGAAGTCGCGACGGGCGAGCAAAGGAGGCTCAACACTATTTATCCACTCAGAAGGTACAAAGTTGCCCCAGCCATCACGGTAATTAACGAATACGGTAGGATTTTCTTGCTTCACTGGGCTGCAAAGATCGCCCGAAAAATCAAGAAGCATAGTGCGCTCAAGTGTGCCCCTGTCGAATCCCGCCTCGTCAAAATCCCTGACGCAGAGCACATCCGGGCGGGCGACCACGATAGGACCCTCAATTCCAAATCTTTCCCTAGCCCAATCCGCCTGGTTGAATTGGCTGGCCGCCTTGTTAGTCATGATCGGCAGGCCCGCCCTCTTGGCCCAAGTCAGCATGTGGCAATCCATCCTCGTCCGATTGCAAGCAAGCAGCAGCCTGCTGTCTGGCAGGCTCTGCCGAACGGAATGCCAGCAAAGGAAGGTCATCCAGTCGTGCTGGACTATCCAGTCGCATGAAAGCAGCACCGTGAGGCCATCGCCGGTATAGGAAACACCCATGAGATATCAGAGTGTGCGACCGAATTTAGCGACAGGGTACAATTTCGTGACGGCAAGCCCCGCATATTTGGGCCTAGTCGGAGAGGCAGGCCTCGAGGCTCCCTTGGCAAGAAGCCGGTTCGGGCTGTTGGCCTTGGTGAAGCAGCCCGGCGGCTTCGCCCTCTCGTTCAGGAAGTCCTCAAAAGTCTTCATGTCGGCCCTCAGTCATAGTGTTCCACGCCATCGACCCAGTAGTGAAGAACCCATCTTCCGGACATGGAGGGGTACTTCCGGTCTATTTTTATATATCCAGCATGTATCAGCCTGTGGCAGTTTGCGCAGCAAGTGACGGTGTTCGGTTCGGTATAAGCTCCACCGTCGCACCCCTCCTTGATTCGGTGCAAGTCAAGCAGCTCATACACGTCACATGAACAAAACTTACACTTTCCATCAAATCGCTTTTTGGCGACCTTGTTTACCAGATGCTTTTTTCTTTGGGCCATGCCAGATTATATATTTGTGCTAAAACTTCATTTCGCAGGAGCGCGCATGATACAGGCCGTGATTGAGTTCCTAGTCATCACATTTGCTGTGGCGGCAGGCAGGACTTTGTTTGAAGTTGTTAACCAAAAGCTTAAAAAGAAGCGAATATACATCAAGAAGACATGCGCGCCATGTGACTGCGGATGCGAATGCTGCGGAAACGGCTGCTTCTGCCCCAAGCTGGGGACTTGCTGCGACAAGTGCAAAAGCTGCAAGGGTTGCGGCCTAACGAAGAACTGCTGCAAATGCTTCAAGATACATGGAGAGCCATGCTCTTGCTGCCCCGACCACCAATGCTGTGAGGGATGCAAATGCGAAGCCTGCCTCGCCTCTTAGTCATGGATGCTTGATATCCTCGCAAGAAGCGAAGACGTGGAAAATCCCTCCAGCATCGGTATCCTGATGATCTCTGGGACCAATCCATATCCAACTATGTCGCGCTCCGCATACTCCTCACCCTTGGCGACGGCATCTGGCCTGATCAACCTAATTACACGCTCTGGAGTTGGATCGCCGAACGGGATCACGAAGTCGACGAACTGGCAAGAGGCGACCATTTCCATCCTCTCGTCAAGCCTCTGGACTGGCCTGCCTGGTTTTAGCCGCCTCACGCTCTGATCGTCATTCACGGCGACAATCAACTTCCCGGTCGATTGCGCATACTGGAAGCCATGCACATGGCCTCGGTGAAGCATGTCGTAACAGCCATTGGTGAACACGAGCCTGAAGTCGCGCTCCGAGAAAAGTGTGGGTATGTCTCCCTCGGTTATTATTTTTGAGGCCAGCGGATCAACATCTGCCAAGAACCTCCTCGGGGACAATGGCTCGTTGTGCTTGCTGCGAACGTAGATCGTGCCAGCCCTGAATGCGATCTCTACGGCCTCCAAGAGGCCGAACCCGCAGCAAAGCGACATCGCCAAAAACGCGACAAAGCAGTCGCCTGCGCCGACCACCGATTCAGGCCGCCCCAGCCTGCTGGGGGGCGACACCATAGCAGGCTCGCGCCCCTCGCTGAAAACCATGACGCCTTTGCCAGCTTGAGTGATAACAACGCTAGACCCCAAGAAAGAACTCAGATACCTCCCTGCCTCAATCACGCACTTCTTGCCGCTCAGTCTCAAGGCCTCAGCCTCGTTAGGCTTGAATACGGTGCAACCCTTCCACCTCTCAAGGTTGCCGTTCTTGGGATCGACTATCGAAATTGGGAATCGGCGCATCAACTCTGGGGTGGCATACCTCAAGACGCCCTTGTCGTAGTCGGAGAATATCACACAACGATGATTTGAGAGCGACCTGAAAAGAGCATTCGCAGTCTGGCACAACGCCTCGGGGGCAAGGCCGTAGCCATCCTGCTCAATATCCAGCCTTGTAAGCGGGAAGTCGCCGCAATAAAAACGCTGCTTTCTAGGTATCTTTGTGACTATCTGATGCGAAAAACCGGTTTCCAAGCCACACTGCCCAAGCACGCTCATGGCTTCTGGATCAACCAAAGCGTACAAGGGAGCTTTCTTGCCGAAACCTACGAGCTGGTATGCGACGTTCGCAGCGCCACCAGGCAACATGCGCGAGCCGCCATGAGCGCGCATGACAGGTATGGGGAACTCGGGTGATATCCCCTTGATATCCACCTGCCTGTAATCATCGACCATAGCATCGCCTATGATGGCGATATCCAAGTCGGCGCTCTTCACCTTGTTGAGGAATTCAGTATAGATATTGCGCATATACCCCCTGACCATTGTATGGGGATATCTGCAAGACTTTTGAGAGCTACCTTCTTCTTCTCAATATCTCGTCATGAGCCGAAGAAGCCTCTAGGAGGCGTGGCATCAAAGCTTTTCTCTGGGCATTATCACTACCTCAGTGCCATCCCAGCACCTCTCGTACCTTATGTTTCGGAAGAGGGAGGGCATCTCAACCTCCATGATTTTCGCTATCTGAACATATATGTCCCTTATGGCAGCCTCGGCGTGCTCGTTGCCCCTCAAAACAATGCAGTTCCAGATCGCGCGCGCATTGGCGCTCATCACCATGATGGCCTCCGTGGCTATAGGCAGTATGTCCCTAGCTGCGCCACGAGCCGCCTTGCGAAGCATCCTGGACTTCTCCCTATCTTCATAGCCAGAGAGAGTCTGCATGAAGTCAGGATTGTTCTTGAGGTCGCTCTCTATCTTGCCCAGCAGGTCGCAGTAGGCGCGCTGGCTCTCTCTTAATTTTTGGTCAAAAGCAGAGGCGGTTTCCTCCGAGAGCTGAGCCATAGGAGGTATGCAGAATCCTGGATCCCAGGTTCCCTCCGACTCTTCGCGCTCAAAGTCGCAGTAGCGGGTGCTGATCTGGCTGTAAGCCCAGCCCGTCCGATGGCGCACCTGTTCGTGGGAGAATCCACGACCGGCACCAACCACCAAGAAGCTCCAGCAGGGGTGCTCAACCACGCTACCGTGTGCTGGACCCGACTTGAAGCTGCCGTCTTCGTTCATCCCGAGGAGGTTTTGAATGTACCGAAAGTTTGTCTTGCTGCCAGCCTTGTCGCCGAAGCTCATGTAGCAGCAGCGACCTGCGGCCTCTACAAGCCTCTCGGCGTCCTTGACCCCATCAGTGGGGGTGGGCCACCGAAGACCCTGCTCCTGAAGGAAAGCATTGAGTCCCTCCTCGGCGATCTGTGGCCTGGCGACGAGATAGACTTTCGGTGACCGCACGACTCTCATCTGAATCTCCGGATTGACTTCTTAGTATAGCCCCGAACCTTTTGATTCTCTCCGTCAAGGGCGTGTCGGGCATGTGGTAGACTAGGCAACCACCATAATACTCCTCGCTGTTGAAAATGCTAGACGGCAACTCAAGAAGCTCATCGCGATCGAACAGACCGTTATCTATGATTGCCCTGATTGCGGCCTGCTCCCACCAAGGATGGTTTATGAGCTGCGTTTGGGACCAAGCCATATGGAGGAGCTTCCTTGTTGAGGGCGCGTTCTTCAGGAGAATAACCCCGCAGTTCAGCCCCAGCCAGTTGCTGCTCAAGTAAAGGTTTTTGCCCTCCACCATCAGGCTCTGGATTGAAATCTGCTTGCGCACGACTATGGCGTCGGTGTCAACCCACAGGACTGCCTCAAATCCCTCGGCCAAGCACTTCCCTATTTCGATAAGCTTGTGCCATGAAGGTGGCCTGATGAGGCTCCCATATATCGAAACTCTAGGCTCGTAGCCTTGAATCTTGCAATAATCCCTGATTGTGGGGGCCGTTAAGGACTGGAGCGGCGCATACGCCGTGTCGCAGGCAGAGCAGACTGCTATGTCCAAGCCAAAACTCCGAGGTTCAGCGGGATTTCTTCTTCTTCTTCTTGCGCTTCCTGAAGAAGGGGTCGGGCGAGGAAAGCACTGGTTCGGGGTACATCCTAGCGACCGGTGATGCCCCAATCGGCATGGCAAAGGGTGCGACCATTCCCGCAGAAGTGCCGACCTCCTGCAATTTAAGCCAGTCTTTGAAGCCCTTGATCACATTGCCCCCTGTGCGGCCTGCACCGCAGGAGTCCAGCCCTTCGTGAGGAAGTCCAAAAGCTCCGCCCGATTCAGGTGGTAGCGGCGGTCGTCGAAGTAGTCGCTCTTGTTAAGCCTGTTGCCCTTGAGGTAGCTCCTCCCCGCCCTCATCGGCTTCAGACGGATGTCTGCCCCATTGGGGCTCAGGGTGCCCTTGACTATCTCCCAGGGCGACATCTTGTAAAGCACTTCACGGTCGGGCGAGCCCAGCGAGAAGTGCGTGGATATCCAAGGTTCGCCTGTGAAAACCTTCGAAATGTCTCCCCAGTTCATGCCCTGCTCATCACCCAAAGCAGCGAAGAAGTCCTCCGAGCCCTCGCTTCCCTCGGACGAGGAGTCGCTGTCCTCCCTCGCCTTTTCTGGCGAGGGGTCCATCTCCTCCAAGAATGACCGGAAGCCGGCAAAAGTGTGTGGCATAACATCTATATATTTGCCATGAAGGAATATGTTGAAAGTTTTTCCGAAGAGTCGCCTGGTTTCTCCGGGTTCCGTGGCCTCATGGATCGTTGGGACCAAATCATGGCCATCAACGAGTCGAAGGACGCCATAGAGAAGATATTGGACAAGCACGAGGTGATACTCTTCTTCACAGTGGGCAAAGAGCTTTTTGGGGCGCCGGAGCCAAGCAGGCTGATATTCGCCAAGCTCAAGACCGAGGACGAGGACGACCCGATGGAGCCAGGCTTCCGTGAAGAGGCTAGGTTCCCTGCTGTGAATCTACTGAGGTGCATGGAGGGCGAGGACGAGAACGGTATTGAGCGCGTTTTCGGACTCAAGGACCTGCCGAAAATCAAGGTCATAGACAAAGAGGGCGCAGTCAAGATCATGATGGCCGCCACAAAAAAATGAACAAGCTCCCGTTTGAGAAGCCCACCGGAAAGAGGCGATACCAATGTTTCGTCTGCGGATGCAACTTCGATGGCTACGAGGAGTACAAGGGACACATACTGGACAGCCACGAGGAGGGACGCGAGTACGTCGTCTGCCCGCTGGCCAGGTGCGGGTGCCCCGTAAGGTGCGTGAGGACCCACTTCAAGGCGAAGCACCCCTACGACCAGATACCGAAAGTCGGGCAGATGAAAGCGATCGTTTGGAAGGACAAAACTAGCAACGGGGGGCTAAAGCAGAGGCGCCCCATGTTCAGGGAAGGATACATGGTTTCGACCAAGAATGGCGGCAAGGAAATGCACTACAGGTCAGGGATGGAGTGTGACGTCTACGAGTGCCTTGAGGCTATGCCCGAGGTCATCGGATACGAAGTCGAACCCTTCTCGGTGCAGTATACCTTTGAAGGGCAAATCCACCAATACAACCCGGACCTGAAGGTGAGCTTCAGCGACGGACGGGTGGAGATTTGGGAGATCAAGCCTTCAGAGCAAACACAGTTGCCGAGGAACAAAGCCAAATGGACAGCGTGCGATCAATACTGCCAAATGAGGGGATTAGGATTTATGGTGCTCACAGAGGTGGGCATGAGCAAGTTGAAGCAACGCATAAAAGCCTCGCACGCCTCACAATCCTAGACGAGCAGATCACCTTTCGAGGCGAGGACAAGGAGCTAGGCATAAGGTGGCTCGCAGGCGCACACCCTCATCTGGGAGAGATCATTTCCGGCAAGAACGGATACGAAACGATCCAGAGGTTCTCCAGGGTCCTTTAGGCTCGGCAGGGTCGCTGCAAAACGTAGAGGGGGTTGTTTGCCGCCCTGCCCTCGCAGGCCGTGTCGCTGTTGAAGAATCCTTGAACACAGAACTCCACGCGCAGCCCCCTGCCGGAAAAATCTTCATGCTTCTCATGGGCGCATCTGGGGTCGTGGGAAATGGCACGGATGAACTTGCGTAGGTTCCCCCTCTGGTTGTTGATTATGTGGAAACAGTCGCCTATCCTTTTGCTGCTGTATTTTGCCTTCCATGGCACCCAATGTTCAAACCACTGCTCCCAGCCCACCTCCCTGAATGGGACGCACAGATCGAAGTCCTTGTCGAAATCGAACCAATCCGTGATCGGCTTCTTGTAGACAAGGTCGAAACGCAGGACCAGAACGACAGACCCATCGTCCGGAGGAATGCCGCAAAGGCCCTCGGAAACAACCTCAAACTGCCTGTGGCCGACAGTTCCCAGGAGCGCCTCTTGAATCAAACATATGTCTTTGTCTTGTGCTATTTCCTTCAGCCGATGCGCCCAAGGGCTGTCATAGGTGATGATCTTGGTGCGAAAGGGGCGACCCTGAAGTTCAAAAGCGCGTGGAACGTTCAGTAAATATTGATCGATAATATCGAAAAAATTCCTCTGGTAGGAGCTTCGACCATGGGGAGATGATGGGCCTAGGTAATGCTGCCCCCTCAGCAATATGGTCACCGGCCTCATAGGGCCCTAGCGGAATAGAGTGAGATGCCAGCATCTGTGCCGAGGTCGTTGAAGTCTCCGGCAATCTCAATGCCGATCCTCCTGCCATCTTTTGCTGCGAAGTTGAAGGCCGGGGCCAGATAGAACTCGTTGTTGACGCGATAGTTTTCGTCAACCATCCTCTTGGTATACCTCACAAAGTCCGAGCCACGCCTCCAGAAATAGTTGCCGGTCGTCGCAAGATTTGATATAACGCGCTTCTCGACGACCTCCTCAACAAGGCCACTTTCGTCGGTTCTCACGTAGCTGTAAGCAGGGCTGTCCGACTCGAAGCAAAAGACGATCCCATCGGTGCCACGATTGAGGCATCTTGTCTGCCAGTTGGAGCCAAGGTCGTTGACGACATCGCAGACAGCCAACAGCAAAGGCTCTTCATTATCGATTAAAGGGGATGCCTGCAGGGCGGTGCAAGCTGCGCCTTCGGTCAAACCGGGAACTCTAACAACTTCAAAATCATCAACGAAGCGTCGCAAGACATCGTCAAAATTAAATCTATAGTCATCCTCTTCCCTCACCACGAAGAAATACCTGTTGTGTAAACCAAGAGATTCCACGACGACTTGAATCATGGGTCTACCACACACATCAACCAGAGGCTTGGGGACGCCACAGCCTCCAACCCTCGTGCCAAGGCCGGCCATGGGTATCAAAATATTCATGACAACATAAACCTTTCGGCAATCCAAGGCACTAACTTGGCCTTGATCTTCGCACGGAAATCGGCCACCGTGCCTCCGTTCACCAAGAAGTAATCGTATTGGTCGAGGCCTTGGGGCGCGCCAGCAGCCAGCAAATCCTCTTTCAAAGGAAGAGGGCCCTCCTCGAATTTGCTTGCCGCAAATTCAACAAGAGGCTTCAGTTGGGACTCCGATGGGTTCGGGTCGTCGTTCAAGAACCCAGGCCTGAAAAGCAGTATGTTGATTCCGCCGACGGCACGGACCGCCTCGGCCTCGTTGATGTAGCGGGAGTCGCTTATGATGAGGTTGTGCTGCCCCCTGAGCGCGATCTCGATCCAAATCTTATCCTTGATCTTGCGGAAGCCGTCGCCGATGAACTGAAGGCCCTGCCGCACAGGCATCAAGAAGCCGGGAGGAGGCTCGGGTATCCTCTTCCACTTCTCAATGAAGGCCCTATCGACGCCAAATGACTCACAGAACGTTTGCTTGACGGGGTCAGCAAAGGCTGAGCGCTTCCAAGAATGTTGGTATAGCTCATGAAGCCTCTCGATGAGGAAGTCGCAGAGCTCGTCTTTCCCGTTGTTGTGCTGGGCGGCGGCCGATATTACCTTCATGCTTCACTCCTTTAGAGAATTGTAAGCCCAGAGAGGTTATCAGTATGGCGAACAAAAAGCCAGTCGAGCAGATCTGCGGGAACTGCCTTTTGTACAACCCCGAGAAGAAGGAGTGCAAGGTCGCAGTCCTCATAGAAGGCAAGGAGATGCACATGCCCGTGGCACCTAGGGACAAATGCCACATGGAGCAACTAAATATACCCGTCCAACAGGTGCGCTGGTGGGTCGAGGACGACTCGGGAAGCCCGACCAGAGGCAACGGGACCGTGAAGATGGAGTACCCGGTCGGGTTCTTCGGCGAGGAAAGGAGATAGATGGGAAGCTGCAACCCCCCGTTCTGCCTGGGGACAGGAGGCTGGTGCGGATGCAACTGCGGTTGCTGCCCGCCATGCCCGGTCTACAAAAGAATCAAGTACTCGCTGTACTGTGGTGGACTAGAGGCCCCAGCACCGCCTTGCCAAG